CCAGTTGTGGTAACTGGTTTTAGTGTAGACCTTCCAGCAGATGTAAACTATATCAATACCAGTGTTGCTGCCGCAGGCGCATTGGGCATTGGCGGTGGATCAGGTCCGTTAAGTTCTATTGCAGGACTTTCAAGTGCTGGTAGACAACTTGCAGGTTTAGCTGGAGCCGTTGGCGCTAATCAAGTTGCCGGGGCGCTAGGTGCAGCTTCTGCTATTGGCGGTGCTGTTGCTGGCATTGGCGGACTACTTGGCGGACTAGCTGGTTCAATATCTAGTGGCGGGTCGTTTGGCACATCAGGTAATAGTTGGGTTCCAGTTAAGAGCTCATTGAACATTACACTACAACCTATCTATAGCAGAGAGATGTCTAGACAATTTAGTCTACAAACTTTTGTTAATGGCGGATACGTAAATGGAGGTTATATCTAATGGCCAAATATGCTAATACTAGTCCTTGGTACAATACCGGTTCTGTACAAAATTATCTTAGCATTCTACGTATTAGACCGGTTGCTGCAGAGTCAGACGACTTTGTTTATAAAATAGAACCACAATATACTCACAGGCCAGATTTACTGGCACACGACCTTTACGGTTCGTCAAAGCTATGGTGGGTTTTTATTCAAAGAAATTTAGATATACTTCAAGATCCTATCTATGATTTTGTTCCTGGGGTGGAAATATATATTCCTAAGCGTTCGGGGTTGTTTAAAGTATTAGGATTATAATATGCCGTCATTTGATCTTGGTTCAGCTGCAACCACACTAACAAATACTGCTAAAAATGTAGTTCAAAATACTGGTGTAGCATCCGCTTTAGGCGCAGCCACTAACGCTGTTACTAGTGTAAAAAATGCTGTTACTTCCGGCCTTAGTATTAATATCAGCAGCATTACCAACGCTATTCCCGGAGCTGCAGAAATACAATCAGCAATTGAACAAGCTAGAAGCAACGTTAACAAATTAGGAAACTTATTTGAAAATGCTGCAAAAGCAATTACAACACTTACATCAGGAATAAGCGGACCGGTACCTAATATATTAAATCAATACAGTTCGTTTAATTATATTTTTTCTTTAAGTGTGTTAGATGACAGTCAGATTAATTTCCCCGACGAAACATATCGTAAAGGAATAGTAGGTCCGTATATTTTAAAAAGCGGTAGCGGAAACCCTGCTAGTAGATATCCAACAGCATATAAGACTTCTGCCAACCCGTCGGGCTCATATGAATTTTTTATAGAAAATTTACAAATATCTAGTAGTATTGGATTTAATCCCGGAACAGGAAATACTAACGCAACTGGATTTAAATTAAAGATTGTTGAACCTTATAGCATGGGAATGTTTTTTGAAGTACTTCAAACAGCTGCACTATCAGCAGGCCATCAAAATTACACAGACATGCCCCTCTTACTTTCATTAGAATTTAAAGGACATATTGATGCTGGATTACAAAACGTCCAGATTGATGCTACTACTAAACATTTTCCTCTTAAGCTAATGAACCTATCTATGAAAGTTACAGGAAAAGGTTCTGAATATGAGATTGAAGCATATCCGTTTAATGAAAAAGCATATTCAACAATTTATTCACAGTTGAAAACTGACGCTTCTCCTTCAGGTGCTTCAGTAGTTGAAATGTTGCAAAGCGGTACAAATAGTTTACAAGCTATTTTAAACAAAAGATTACAAGAAGCCGTAAAACGTAAAGACGTTAACGTTGCTGATCAAATATTAATTAGTTTTCCTAAAGATTTAAAAACAGGACTGGCAATTACCAAAGATGACGAAGGCAACGATCTGCCTGCGGTAGTAGATCCTGGCGCTGCCGGAGGCGGGTTTGATTTATTTTCTAAATTACGTGTTAAAACTAGTACACTTAATAAAACCCAAGTACAGGAAGAAGGAACAATTAATGACATTGGTTCAAGTACAATGGGATTTAGTTTATACAATAACGGTGGCACACCGTTTGCTAAAGATAATTTTGCCTATGATGAAAAAACAGGAACATATACCCGAGGCGATATAACAATTGATCCAAAGAACGGACAGTTTAAATTTTCACAAGGCTCTGATATAGTTAATGCAATTAATCAAGTTATCTTAATGAGCGAATATGGTAGAACCGCATTAAATCAAATAGGATCCGACGGATCAATAAAGTGGTGGAGAGTTGAAACACAATTATTTTACATTCCTACAGATGAAAACATTGCTAAAACTGGTGTAAAGCCCAAGCTAGTTGTTTACCGTGTTGTACCTTATGATGTAGATTCTAGCATATTTTTGCCTCCTAATGCTGCAAGACCCGGAACAGAAGAAGCTAAAGCTCAAGTAGTTAAAGAATACAACTATATCTATACAGGTAAAAATACTGACATCATTGATTGGAATATTGAATTCATGGCAGGGTTTTATACAGCCATGCGATCAGATGGCGGCCAAAACAGCGGCGATAAAGATTTAACAGAACAACAAAGTGGTGCCGCTAATGGAGAACCTGATCCCGGAGCCACACCATCCGGCCAAGCTCCTAAAGAAGGACAGATTCCGACAACTGTTATTAAAGATGGTGTGTTAACCAGTACAGCATATAAGGGCGGCGGTGGCCTAGACGATAACGCTAGTATTGCCGCTCGACAATTCCATGATGCATTAACTTCGGGAAATGATATGGTATCGTTAGACCTAACAATTTTAGGAGATCCTTATTACTTAGGAGACAGCGGCATGGGCAATTATACTGCCACCGCTACAGACAACAAACACATAAACTCCGACGGTGCAATGGATTATCAAAGTTCAGAAGTTAGAGTTACTGTAAATTTTAGATCTCCTGCTGACATTAACCACCTTACTGGCATGTACGATTTCACTAGTACCTCTGTTTCAAAGTTCAGCGGGCTATATAGAGTACAACAAGTTGAATCAAGTTTTCAACGAGGAAAATTTACACAAGTATTAAAAATGTTTAGGCTTAAAGGGCAAGAAATTGAAAGCACAGGAATTACTCAACTTGCAACAGCAGTATCAGAGTCAATTATACCAACTAATGTGCAAACATTTGACGACGGCTCAAGTATTCAAACAATGGATGACGGCTCAACTATAGTAACAGACTCTGAAGGTAATGTTACATCAACACCGGCTCCAGAATAAAGGTTATATATGGCAGAAGAAACAAGAGTAGCAACGGGTTCCGATAAATCAAGTCCCGGCCCCTTTCTGGCTAAAATTGTTAGTCATTTAGATCCTACCTACATGGGTACACTTGAGGTTCAGCTACTCCACGAAGTCGGTAATGATGATGCAGAAGGACAACTCCATCAGGTAAAATATCTTAGCCCGTTTGCCGGCCAAACCAGCGTTGACTTTGTAGGCGAAGAGCCAGATGATTACGATAACACACAAAAAAGTTATGGTATGTGGGCTATTCCACCGGATGTGGGTTCTGTTGTAATGGTAATTTTTGTAGATGGTGATCCACGTAAAGGCTATTGGATTGGATGCGTTCCTGACCTCTCAATGAATTTTATGGTTCCAGGGCATGCCGCCACATCTTTTCACGTTGATGGTAAAGAGGAACGTGTTCCTGTAGCAGAATACAACAAAGCGTCTCAAGCATCCACTGTTGATCCTACACAAATTAAAAAACCAGCAAGTCTGCTACAAGATGTATTAGAAACACAAGGCTTGTTAAAAGACGACATTAGAGGTATAACAACTAGTAGTGCTCGTAGGGAAGTACCAAGTGCGGTATTTGGTATATCTACGCCCGGACCAATTGATAAAAGACCGGGTGCTAAAAAAGGACGATTTGGTAAATCAGAACACAAAGTTGCTCATGGATTTGTAAGTCGATTAGGCGGTAGTAGTTTTGTAATGGACGACGGCGATGATAAGTTTGTACGTAAAACAAAAGCATCAGATGGCCCACCATTGTATGCCGCTGTAGAACAAGGTGAAACAGACGGCCTTCCTGACATTCCGCACAACGAGCTAGTGCGTATTAGAACACGCACAGGCCATCAAATACTTTTACATAACAGCGAAGATTTAATTTACATCGGTAATGCAAAAGGAACTACTTGGATAGAGTTGACTAGTAACGGAAAAATTGACATATACGCTAAAGACAGTATTAGCGTACATACAGAAAATGATATTAATTTTACCGCTGATCGAGATATTAATTTTACAGCTAAAAACGATATCAATTTAAATGCTACCGGTAATATTAATGCTACGGCAACTAAGAACACACAGATTAATAGTGCGGCAAATTTATTTACAGCTACCGGCGCAACTAGTATTAATAGTGGTGGAAATATTACAGCTACCGGCACAAGAATTGACTTAAACGGTCCAGCAGCCGCCAAAGCTCCTAAGGCAAATAAAGCTGCAAGGATTCCTATGGCAGAGCCGTGGGCAGGACATGAGAATTTAGACCCTGCTAGCTTTAAACCTGCTGCAACAAAAGCGGTAGCAACACCAGTTGCTCCGGCTCCTGCCGCATACAAAAAGTATTCAACTACAACAGATACATTTGCAAAAATTAAGCCACCTGCCCAGGATGAAGAGCAAGGTTAAATACTATTATGACAGCTAATCAACGTTTATTTGACAAGGTAGTTCTTAAAGGACCTGCCAAAAACGGTACTACAGTACCTGGATCTAAAACTTATAAAGGTTTTAGTACAGTTAGTAATGACAGTAAAAGTTATAGCCTGTATGATCTAGCATTAATTAAGCAAGATATTATCAACCATTTCCACATACGTCAAGGCGAACGCTTAGAAAACCCAACGTTTGGTACTATTATTTGGGATTTACTATTTGAACCGTTAACCGAAGAAGTTAAACAGTTAATAACAAAAAACATAGAAGATATTATCAATTACGATCCGCGAGTTAGTGCAGATCAAGTTATAGTCACTGCATACGAAAGTGGTATTCAGATAGAGTGTAAGCTAACTTATCAGCCCTACAACATCCAAGAAGCAATACAATTTAGGTTTGATCAAGCTAACGGTTTGTTAGCTTAATTAAATACTCACATAATAAAATCCGATAAATATCTGTAAATGGGAAGCAGATATGTCAGCAACAGATAGACAAAATAGACTTTTAGTAGCAGAAGACTGGAAACGTATCTACCAGAGTTTCCGTAATGCCGATTTCCAAAGTTACGACTTTGAGAACTTGCGCCGCGTTATGATCAGTTATATTAGGGAAAATTACCCTGAAGATTTTAACGATTACGTTGAGTCAAGTGAGTACCTTGCATTAATTGATCTTATTGCCTTTTTAGGGCAAAGCATTGCCTTTAGAGTTGATTTAAATGCTCGAGAAAATTTCTTAGAACTAGCAGAACGTAGAGAATCAGTATTAAGATTAGCTCGATTACTAAGCTATAAATCAAAACGTAATATTCCAGCGTCGGGACTATTAAAATTTACCACAGTTAGCACTACACAAAACATATACGACAGCAATGGTCGTAATTTGTCGGGTCAAGTTGTTGCTTGGAACGACCCTGCTAACGCTAACTGGTATGATCAGTTTATTAAAGTTATAAATGCTTCGCTACCAGCATCGCGCCAAGTTGGTAATCCGGATCACAGCGGAACAGTATTTGGTATTCCAACTTCTCAATACAGATTTCAAAGTGCTAATACAACAGTTCCAGTTTTTGGATTTACCAAAGGCGTAGATGGCAGATCTATGAACTTTGAAGTTGTTTCTACAACATTTACAGATGACGGTCAAATTTTAGAAGAACCGCCATCAATAGGAAACCGTTTGGCGTTTTTATACAGAGATGACGGTAAAGGAAACGGTTCAAGCAACACCGGATTCTTTTTAAGATTTACTCAAGGTACTCTAAGTCAAGGTTCGTTTACTTTATCTCAACCGGCTACTGATGAAACAGTTGACATTGATGCTGTAAACATTAATGATAAAGATGTATGGTTGTATAGATTAGATAATAACGGTTCTGAAAGTGAGTACTGGGCACAAGTTCCTAGCTTCGAAGGTAACAATATTATCTATAACAGTCTTAATAAAAGTATTAGAAACATCTACGGAGTAGTTACTAGAGCTAGCGATCGTGTTAGTTTAGTATTCAGCGATGGCGTATTTGGTAATTTACCACAAGGTACTTTTAGAACTTACTATAGAATTAGTAACGGATTAAATTATACAATCAATCCTAAAGACGTTAAAAATGTTTCAATTAATATTCCTTATTTTAGTAATGTAGGTCAAGTAGAAACATTAACAGTTACTTTAGGATTACAAACGTCTGTTTCAAATTCATCTCCTACTGAAACAAATGATAGCATCAAAGCCAACGCACCGGCAACATACTATACACAAAATCGTATGATTACTGGCGAGGATTATAATATTAGTCCACT